AAGCGCAAAGGAAAGCAGCTACGCCCCATTGATTGCTTAGACATTATGAACATCATTGGTTCCATTGTTGTTGCTGGTAATGTACGTAGGTCAGCACAGATTGCCATTGGTGATGCTGATGATGTTGAATATCTGTTGGCTAAGCGATGGGATATGGGAAACATTCCATCATGGAGAGCAATGTCAAACAACTCTGTTGTCTGTGATGACATCAGTGACTTGCATGAATTCTTTTGGGATGGCTACGAAGGAAAGGGCGAACCTTACGGACTCATCAACCTGAAGCTGTCACGTAAAGTTGGACGCTTAGGTGAAACAGAATATCCAGATCCATTGGTGCAGGGCTATAACCCATGTGCTGAACAAAGCTTGGCTGATAAAGAAACTTGTTGCTTAGCAGAAATCTATCTGCCTAACATTGAAAGTGAAGAAGAGTTTAATGATGTGGCTACACTGCTTTATCGGATTAACAAACACAGTCTTGCTTTGCCTTGCCATCTACCGCAAACAGAGGCCATTGTTCATGAGAACATGCGTATGGGTATTGGCATCACTGGTGTGCTACAAGCCACTGAAGAACAGAAAAGCTGGCTAGATGTGGCATACAAGAAGCTACGTAATTTTGATAGCTTCTATAGTCAGAAGCACGGCTTCAATAAGTCTGTGAAGCTCACTACAGTGAAGCCCTCTGGTACATTGTCTTTGTTGCCCGGTGTTACCAGTGGTTGCCATCCTGCCTATGCCCGTTTTATGATTAGACGTATTCGTATTGCATCCAATCATTCATTGGTGCAGGTGTGTCGTGATCATGGATATCCTGTAGAGCCTCAACGCAACTTTGATGGTAGCACTGACCACGCAACAATGGTTGTGTCGTTCCCTTTTCGTCACCCTGAGCATGCTGTGTTAGCTAAGGATGTGACAGCCATTCAACAACTGGAGACAGTGAAATGGTTGCAAGAAGTGTGGAGTGATAACAGTGTGTCCTGCACTGTCTACTATCGCAAAGAAGAACTGCCTGAGATACGTAAGTATCTGAAGAAGAATTACAAGAGCAATCATAAGAGCTTGTCTTTCTTGCTGCACTCAGAGCATGGCTTTCATCAAGCACCATTGGAAGAAATCAGTGAAGACCAGTACAACGAATTGGTAGCTAGTACACGCCTCATCTCTTCCATTGATGAAGCTAACATTGGCCTTGATGATGACTGCACCTCTGGTGCTTGTCCTGTTCGGTGATAGAAGTAGTCATCACTCCCACTATGTTGGTGGAAGCGAGAGATAAAGCTGCTGAGATGGGGCAGCTTTACAATAGCATCATCAGGGGGGCTGGCAATATGGCTGGCTTCATTGGTGAAGCTATTACTCAACAGGTGTTAGGAGGAACTCTTTCTAACACCTATGATTATGACTTAGTCTTAGACGATGGCACAAAGATTGATGTCAAGACAAAGCAGACAGGTTATGTTCCTTTGGAGACATATGATTGCAGCATTGCTAATTTAAACATTAAACAAGACTGTGACTACTATGCTTTCTGTCGAGTGAAGAATGACTTCTCTGTTGGTTGGTATCTTGGTGTGTACGAAAAACATCAATACTTTAAAGATGCTGTGTTCATGAACAAGGGAGATGTTGACCCTACAAATGGATATGTGGTAAAGTCAGATTGTTGGAACTTAAAAATATCTCAGCTAAAGGAAAAGCTATGAACATAATCAAAGTAGAACGCACAGCACCCTTGCGTATTCAATTTGATCAAGGCTATTTTGCATTTAAAAATGGATGGTTGAGTAACCAATACAATCCACACACCACTCAAGGTAAGGAGTGGCAGAGGGGATTTGATAGGGGTTATTTTGATAACTTAAGAAAGCTTAAAGAAGCCGCTTAAGAAGTGTGTGGATTGGCAGGTATGAAGTCGGTCATATGGCCTCTGAAAGTTCGGTGTCTTGCAAGCTAACCGTCTACAAGCCATTCATCCCGATGCTCTGTGTGGATCGCACCCACAACAGTCCACACACTTGTTGATGCGACAACTAACACGCATGGGGATTGACTGGCACAAGCGGAGACCGCCTCTTTTGAGGAATTGCCACCGCCTCTGGTAACTCCTCACCAGTCCCCATGCTTGTTGGTTTCACGTAACGAAACTGTACGCCAGATACCTGATCAGGTGGGTCTGCAAACCTGTAGGTCGCAACGCTGGTCACCAACAACTACTTCCTAGATGCTAGTCCCTTTTTATCAGGCATCGGATAGTGTAGCTCTGTAGGATCAGCAAACACACTCTTACCCTCATCTATTCTTTTCTTTGCAAAAGCTTCTGCCTTTGAGTAGATTGTTTCAGTTGGTTTTTTACCAGACAGTAAATGATCAAGCTCAGCTTTGTTTAGTGTAGGCACAATAAGTGGATGCTCTACATTCTTTCCTTTGTATTCAAACTCAGAAGTTATTTCTGTAGACACGCCGCCTTCTTTATTTGGAAGCGCACCAAAATATCCCTTGCCTTTAGCACCTTCACCACTATTACGTAAGCCGTAGGGTGCTATCCCATTTTCTGTGCTGTCTATTCTTAAGCCTAAACCACCACCCTTGCTAAGCTTAGGTGTAATGTCTCTGATGGTTTCAATACCTTTCTTTTGCTCTGCTGCTGAGTTACTAATTTGATCTGTTTTGCTTAATGCTTTCTTAAGATCTAATAACATACGAGGTTTAGGGCTAGAGTTAAAAGCTTCTAGACTCAGCTTATCTTTGTAGACATTTAACAAACTGTTAATACTTGAGAGAAGCTCAGGCTTATATTTTTCTAAAGCAGAATAATAGTTTTGACCATATCCTGTCTTAGTGGATGTAACCTCTGAAGACTTAGCAACTTCATTAAACACAGTGCGAATATCTTTGTATGCTTGCGATGCATTGATAGGAGTTTTCTGTGTATATATTGTCTTACCTTCTTCTGTTTTTCTTTTGTCTACAAAACTACCAAGCTTTTTATTAGTGCTGTAATTAAAATCATTAAGCCTAATTAGTGCATCATTTATCTTTGTCTCTCTAGCACTTATCTTCCCATACTTCTCAGACACACCAGCTAAGTCTTGTGTTATTTTAAGTTTGTCTGCTTCAACAAAAGCATCTTCTGTTTCTTTAAATATCTGTGAGCGAGGAAGACTTAGTGGCCTAGCTACAGTAGGACTACCAGTGATTGATCTTGCTAAGTAGTTCAAGTCTTGATCAGCATATGCATTAAGAGGCATGTTCACTCTTCTAAATTCATATTCAGCATATGGTATCTCAACTTGAGAAATATTCTTAGGCTCTTTACCGCCAAACTTTTCAATGTAATAGTTTAGGTTAGGGTCTTTAGTAAAAGAAATGGCTCCAGCTTTTAATTCAAAGTGAGACTTGTTGTTTGTCTGAGGATTAAAGAAACCCCTAGCTAGTTTCTCAGGAGTACGCTCTGTCCTATTACCATGATAAAGAATAACAGGCGGTGTATCTTTATACTTCACACGCAAAGCGTCAAGCTTGTCCTGATATTTAGAAGCAAAGGAAGCAAAGTCTTCTAAAGAAGCAGTGTCATCTGCTACTACTTCTTTTCCTTTAATTGCTCTGTATTCACCTTGTGCAACAGCAATAACCTCTTCATCCAAAGGTTTAATTCTTTTAGTAAAAGAAAGCTCATCAAGGTTGTCAACTAAAGTAGGAAAAGTATTTTGCCTAATCTCTCTGATGTTTTGTAGTATTTCTTTTCTTTTATATATATCATAACTTGCCATAGGGAGCTTATTAAGGTCTGGTGCTCTAGACAAGGCTCTTTTTTCTAAGTCATTAATTGGTGTGAACACAAGATCAGGACTAGCAATGGACAAGTCCACTGGTGTTGGTGGTGTGGTCTTACCTTCAGGAGCAATCTCTTGCAGCTTAGTTAAGAAACTCTTTTGATAGTCATCAGGGAAGTCAGTTTTATATTTATCTAATTGATATTGTGATCCCTTGCTAGTCTTTAACAAAGACTCAGCTTGATTTAATTGCTCTGGAGAATATTTATTTATCTCATCCACAAAGCTCACTTCCTTAGCAGGAGTAGGGGTAGTTATCGGAGGAGCTTTAGGTGTAGCTGGAGGCTCGTTGAATAGGTCATCCCAACTGACGGCTTGTTTATTTGGGGCAATGGCAGGAGCTTTCAACAACTCACCTGTTTGCTTAATAGCAGGAGCAGGAGTAGGAGCAGCCTCTACTGCAACCCCTGCTTTGGTAGCCATGTCTGTCACCTTCTTAAGCAGATCATCAGCAGACTCAGTGATAGACTTCTTAGCCACCTTAGCAGCACCTTTACCAATGAGAGTTTCAGCCATCTGTGTAGCCAAGCCTCCACCAGCAAACTCAGGTTGCTTCTTAATAGCAGCAGCTATAGCAAGAGCAGCCATATAGTCCTTAGTTTCTGCTAAGTCTTTACCTATGTTCTGCTTATAAAACTCTGCTGTGGCTCTCTTAACTTCAGGAGCAAGTTTGCTATATTGAACAGCAAACAAACGTGGCTGCTCCCCTTTATTAAAAGCTTCTGCCATAGATGTTTGAGAAGCTATCTCTTTAGCATTCTTCTGTGACCAAGCAAGTAAGTTTTGTAAAGCAATCTTCTTTACATCAGGACTAGCTTGTCTGTAGAAATCTGTACTCTCCAAGCTTGTGAATGTATCTACAACCAAAGGAGCCATTACCTTACGTGCGTTAGCGTCTACAATCTTATCTCCAGTGGAAGTAAAGATTTTATTGTTTGGTATTTTAAGTTTAATAATTTCTTCTTCTAAGGGTTGCGGCTTACCTTTAATAGTGATACCAGTAAATATCTTTAAAGGGCCTGAGTCATTGAACGCTGCTTCTGTTCTTGTAGCTGGTTGATACACAGGAAGTTCTTGCTTTAATATAGGAACTTTCTTTTGTAGTTGTGCAGTGGCAGAAGAAAGAAAGCCTTCTTCACCAGCAGGAATTTGATAAGCATCTCTTGGTAGGTTTTCATCTCTATCAATAGCACCAATCAAATCACTAATCTGTTGTGCAGGAACAAGTGCTCTGCCTAAATATTGACCAGCCCACTCACCAAAGAATGTTTCTAATTTCTTTTCAGAACTACCTTCACCTGTTTGTGAATTAGACCATGCTTCAGCAATTGTATCGCCAAGCCACGAAGTTGTTCCAGCAGGAACTTTAAAACCCGTCATGGCTTCAATAAATTCCTTAGTTTTGAATTCGTCTATTCTTCCGTTATTAAGCTTAACCCAATAATCGCCCATAGCTAAAAAAGGAGCAACAGGAAATAATGCTCTAGTGTCTACTGTACTGCCATCTGGATTCTTTATGTCATACCAAGCAGTATCTTGATTCTCTTCTCTATATTTATAAGCAGCAACAATAACACCAATGCCCACCGCACCTTTAGATGCATCCTCCAAGCCCTTCACCAAATATCTTTGACCTTCTTCATTACCTTCTCTCAATAACCCGATGCCTTTTTTAATGTCAAGCGCACCCATACCAAGACCAACAGGGCCGTGTTTAAATGTCCATGATATAGCATTAGCCATAAAGCGAGGGAAAGGAATGACAGTAGAACCAAGAGGCCCTAATAATTCAATACCCTTAACAACATGGAATGGCACACCCCGTGTTGGCATCTTACTAAACGTAGCTGTTAATGCTTCATCTACAGCATTTTTAAGAACATCAGAAGGAATGTTCTTTCCTTGTGCCATAACATCATACATATCAATACCAACACGGCTTAGCTGTTTTTCAACAGAAGCAGTGAAGATGGCTTTTCTAAAGAAAGCGTCTTGAGCTACGTTTAATGTGTTAGCCATCTGCACCACTTTATGAAGATCAGTTGCTTCATTCTCTCCTGCTGTACGTAAAATTCGCCCACGCAATGAAGGAGAACCAGCAAGAAGTTTTTCTGCTACGTCAGAGGATAAATTGTTTTGACCTAAATAAAAAGCTGTTCTAATAGCATCATCATAAACACCTTTGATGCCGCCAGTAAAGCTACCTGTCAATGGCTTACCACTGCCTAGTTCATAAGCTGTCTTGCCCATGCGATAGAGAGCAGACTCAACGGCTTCAGAGGCTGTGCCAAAAGTGACAACAGCAAGTCCAGAAAACCCGTTACGAATAGTGGTGGCAAGTTGTGACACCATCAAGCCTTTTAAGTTTCTATCTAGTTTCAGAGATAAATCATATAAACCAGTAAAAGAAGAAGTTAATGTATTTCGTTTGCCATACATCAAGTCCACTTCTTTAGCAGCAGCGGGATCAATGTTCTTAAGTTTGTTTTGTAAACGAGCAAGAACAGAAAGAGATTGCAATGTACGACCAGCGTCTCCCACTGTTGTTCTGTTCATACGAGCAAACTCTTCTGCTGTTACTCCAGCATCTTCTAGTGCAGCTTTAAAAATACTTTCATTAATAAAGGGAGTTTGTCCTTGACCAAGAAGACCAGTAGCTGGATCTAAAGTATCAAGATTTTCAAACACTCTCTTTATAGCATCACTAACTTTTTCTCCTTCTTGAGGAGCAAATTGAGGAAGCTGCTTCCAAACATTTTGAGCAATCTGTGCAGCCTTCTTGTTCACATCATTTCTTATCTGCATCTCAGCAATGGCTGTAGGCTCTCCTTCTTTATTAAGAAGCTTCCGTCCTTCAAAGATGTCATAAGCGTCTTCAAGCTGTATCTCTGTTGCTGCTTTAGGAGTTATCTCAACCTTTGGAGGAGGAGGGACAGACACATCCATCTGTGGCTCTATAGGGCCTCTTGCAGCTTGTTGTCGCTGTGCTAATATAGCATCAAGCTCACTCACTGGTGTCTTGCCTTTGGCAAGCCTAGCGGCTGTTAACAAGCCAGAGGTTTCTAATGTGCCACCAACAGCACCAATAGCTCCAGCAGTGCCAACCTCAGTTAGATTGATACCCTCAGCAACTTTCTTTTCTTCTGCTATTAAGTTTGTTTCAACTTCTTTGATTTGATCAGCCACTTCTTGTTGCTGTTCTAGTGGAAGCTGTGCCACCACTTGTTTAGCCTGTTCAACCTTAGCTCTTGTGTCTTTGTTAGCAGCATCTTGTGTTACAAGTTTTCTACGTTGTTCTTGTACATTACCTAAAGCAGCGCCTGTTCCTTCAACAGTTGGAACAGTGAGTGCAGCAGTTGCACCAAGTCTGCTAGCTAGTGCGGCTCTAATTCCTTTTGTGGCGGCTTCTTTAACAAAGACATTCTTTGCTATAGTGCCAGCGCCTAAAGAGATGGCTGTAGTTGGGTCACTAATAACACTACCTAATGCATCAAGAACAGGAGTAAATCCGGGCTGTCCTTTAGCACTGAAGTAGCTTGCAGTGTTGTCAAAGATATCATAAGCTTTCTTAGCTTTCAATAAATCTTCTTTACTAGCACTGTTTAAATATTGTATTTCTTGTGTACCTGAAATAAGGTTACCAAAAGAAAGCATACGCATGTGGCTAGCCCACCGCTTAACATAATCATCTTTGGTTTCATTAGGAAGCATAGTTCCTTCTTTACCAAACCTAGCAACAGCATAGTCATTGATAGCTTTGAATGTGTCAGGCTTCTCAGACAAGTCTTTAAAAGAAAATTGGTTTTCCTCAATCTTCTTAGCCCTTTCTAAATTACTAGCTTTGGCTTGAGCACTACTTTGTTTAGCCATCTCTAAAAGAGAAAGCTTAGGCGCAGGAGTAGGTGTAGGTGCAGCAGCCTCTGCTGTAACAGCATCAGCAGGAGGTGTCCAGCTAGTTGTCACAGCATCAGCAGGAGGCTTCCATCCACCAGTGGAAGGAGCAATAGTGGCTTCTACAGAATCAGAGGGAGGAGTCCATGCCATAGTTATTTCTTAGTGTGAGTTTGACCATCAGGGCCAAGCATTGATTGACCAGATTTAAGAGTGCGCCACTTAGCATCAAACTCTGCTGGTGTAGGCAGCTTTTGTGTAGGCGCTGCTGCTGGCTTAGCAGGTGCTGGTGTAGCAGGTGCAGGTGGTGCTTCAGGAGCAGCTACTCTTGGATTTGCTGGAAGCCTTGCTATACCTTTGCTGTCAAAAATAATACCAACAGAAAGTAGAGCAAGTTTATGTGCTTCAGATTTTGGTACACCATTTGTAGTATATTCGGCTAAGACGGCTTGTCTTCCTGCGTTCACTCCTTTGTCGTAGTCTTTTGTCTTCTCCATAGACTTAATGGTGGTTGTTTGCGTACCATCTAAGTTGGTAGTAATAGTAAAATCACCAGCAGGAACATGTGTAGTGAGAGCAGCAACAATAGCTCTAGAGGCTGCCACCTGTAGGTTTGTAGCAGTGATTTTCTCCACATTTGTTTCTGTTTTATCAAGCAGTTTTTTACGCTGCTCCAACTCAGCAGTTAATGCTTTTGCTTCAGACATATTATTATTCTTCTTAGCAGCAATGATACGAGTGGTTAGATCAGTTCTAATATCATTCTCATTTACTTCATTAGTACCTTTCTTCATTAAATCTTTTCTTTCTGCTAGCCTTTTTTCTAGTACTTTACGATCAGGACTATCTGGTGGAAGGTCTTGTATTTCAGTAATCATATTAGAAATTATCTTATCATTGGTCAATGTTTCTGTATTTCCCAATGATTTAACCAAAGTAAACTGTGCTAATTTTTGAGTGGATGCTTTTAAAGCAACATCTTTGTCTGCACCAGTAGGAAGTTGCTGAGCCTTAACAACCTCAAGTTTAACTTTGTCATACTCAGCATCAAATGTTTTCTGAGACAAAGCACCCAAATTAAACTTAGCTGTAGAGGTGACAGAAGGTTTATATGTCATAGCTGCTCTAAGCTGGTCAGGTGTGACACCAAAAGGAGAAACAATACGATTAAGCTCTGCCTCTCCAGTACCTGCTGTAAGCCGTTCAACCCAAGACAAATTATCTGCTGCTTGTACTGGGGCAGCTTCTGCTTTCTTAATAGCATACAATTCATCAATCTGAGATCTAAAATCTTTACCTGTATTCTTAGAAGCCACAGTGACAAAATCATTAAACTTAATTATTGAAGGATCAAAGTCTGCTTCCTGTGCTCTCTTTTTAAACACAGCCATAGCTTCTGGATTTTTAGCAGCTTCTACTAAGTCATCATCTGATGCTTCTGGATAGTAAGCTTTCATAAATTGAACGTCTGCTGCCATTTTATTAGACAGTTCTTTAGACTGTTTATCCACTTCCATATATGTTTTTAACATGGAAGAAGCCTGAGCAGCAGCAAGCTCCTTAGCATTCTTCTTCTCTGTTTCAATCATAGAGGTGGCTTGTGTAGCTGCACCTCCTAGAAAAGCAGTTAAAGCTGAAGCCATATTACACCATCTCTTTCTGTTTACGAGCCATCAAACCTACAGGTTTAGCTGTCTCCACTTCTTCCACCATCACATCAATTTTTTCCATTGCTTTTTGTACAGCCATCTTAGCAATACGTGGAGGAACAACCGTTTGTTTTTCTATCTCATCTGGATAAATAGTATATTCAATTTGCTGTGATGTAGCTACAGAAGCAAGTATTTCTATAATGACAGGCATAACAAGAATACCAGCATCCATTGTGTGTAGTCCTTCAGAAACACTATTAAGCATAATAGATTCAGCTAAGACAGACAAAGGCACTTTTGTTTCTAAAGCATCCAAAGTATACATTATGGTATCTGGACTAGAAAACATATCTAAATAGCGTTGAGCTACATCAGAAATGTTTGTAAGCTGTGGTGGTTGTTGCCAAGGTCTACTCTTTTCAGGAGCAGTCCAAGAGACACCCGGAGGTGTAGGAGTGATGACATCTATTGGTGTTAGTTTACTTTTTTTCATTCAACAATCCTTCTTTAGCTTCAAATCCTTCTCTAGCTTCTCTTATCCCTTGAACAATGTCTGCAATGATTTTAACATTCATATCTTCTTTCTTTGTTTCTTCTGTAGGCTTTTCTTTAACAGCAGCAAAGCCTACACCTTTTCTTTTAGGAACAGAGGATGATTTATTAGAAGCAATGAGTGCTTCTATTTTATTCATATAAGATTTAATATGTTGCATGTTTTATGTTCCAGTTACTTTCTTCTTGATCCAACTAAGGCCTTCGTTAAGAACGCTAGATTTTCCACCAGTGGCTAACAACGATATAGCCAACTGGCCCATAGCAGCATAGAAAGCAGCATCAGCTTGTCCATCAGCAGCATACTTTGTTGCGTTAGCAGTTAGTGTTGCCTTAGAAATTTCAGTTGCTCTCATTTTATCATTGTCAGTAGTTTTCCACGCTTGTTCAATTTTATCACGATAGGTTTGAGAAAGCTGAGCGTAAGTTGAAGCAGACAGGTCTGTAGCATTCTTGGCATTAACGGCAGCCATAGCATTCACTTCTCTTGTGTTTGCTGTAGAAACATCTGCCAACAATTTAGCATTTGCTATATTAATTTGTGTGCCTAAGTTTGCATTAAACTCTGCTCTATCGTTTGCTTCTTGAGCATTGAATTTTATAAGTTCATCAGCAGAGGACTTATTAAACATAGCCACTTTGTTTTTTTCTGTTGCGTTGTATTGCGAAGCAGAAAGAGCAAGTTGAGCATTTATTTTATCAGCTTCTAAAGCATTGGTAGCATTAGTTGCTCTAGCTGCGTTGATAGCAGCAGAATCAGATAGTATAGCCTGTGCAATTTCTTGAGACTTAATAACAGCCATTTGCTGTTTATTATCTAAGTTTTTCATGTCCATTGCTAAAAAGGATTGAGCATTTAAAACAGCAGCTTGTTGGCGGTTGTTTAAATTTTGCATATCCATTGTTGCATAGGTAGCAGCGTTTGCAAGAACAGTGGCTTGTCTATTAGACAAATCAGCAAGGTTTAATTGTTGAATAAAACCAGCTTCAGTAAGAGCGTTTTGTTGATCAGCACTAAAATTAATATTAGCAATTTCACTAATACGAGCAGCATTAAGAACACTTGCTTGTTGTTTGTTATCAAGTTCTTTACCAACTAAAGCAGCTTTTACTTGAAACTGTGCAAGAGCCGTTTGTTGACGATTGCTTAAGTTAGCTAAATCAACCTGTAAATTTTGAGCAGAAGTTTGTAATGCTGCTTGTTGACGATTGCTTAAGTTAAGATTATTAACTTCAGCGTATCTAGCAGCATTCACAATTGACACTTGTGTAGAAACTTCCAAGTTCTTTTCTTGTGCTGCTGCTTTAAATTGTGCGTTAGCTAAAACAACAGCTTGTTGATTACTTAGGTTTTGACTTTGTAAAGAAAAAGAATTTGCACTATTTTGTAATGCTGTTTGTTGTCTAGCGTTTAAATTAGCAAGTTCAAGATTTTGGGAAGCTGCTGCATTAGCCAACGCTGTTTGTTGTCGATTAGATAAATTTGTAAGCCCCATTGTAGCAAAAGTCTGAGCGTCTGCTGCTGCAATTGGAACAGCACTTTCCATCATGGCTTGAACAATAGTTGCACCAGCAATGGAACTTCCACCCATTCCTCTAGCAGCCATTGCTGCATTAGCTTGACGCATAGCACCCGCAGCCCATGCTGGAGTTCCATTATTAAACTGTTGCATCAAGGCTGACAATTGTCCCTGTACAGTGGCTTTTGAATCAACAAGCCCTTCTTGTGCTGTTGCTAATGCTTTACTAAAATCTGCTTGGGAAGCAATTGCAACAGCATCTTTATTCAGCTTGTCCATTGTTGCTGCCACTGCAACTACTGGTTCAATTCTACCAGCAACAGCAAGCTCATTGGCTTGTACAGACGTTTGTGCTGCTTTCACATCGGGTTGATATGTTGTTTGAGCAGCCGTTGTTGTAGGCATAGTAATGTCAGCAACTGTTGCTGCTTTTACCATTTGATCAGGGGTTGCTTTTAAGTCAGGAACATCTTCTACTGTAGCCGCTTTTCCGGGACTTGCTGCCGTTGCTAAAGCCTTATTAGAAACAGTGCCTTGCGCTGCATCAACTGTAGCTGCTTTAGATACAGTGCCTGTTGCAGCCGATTGAGTAGCCTGTGCTTTTTCTAAATCTGCTTGACTTAGGTCGGCTGTTATTTGTGTTTCATTTACAGCAGCGGGAGCAGTCACACCAGTGGCAACGGCATCCTTAGATCCAACAGCAGTAGTTGTTGCTCCTGCTTTGTCAGCAGTAGCTTTCATCCCTGAGGTAACTTCTGTAGTCTTAGCAGTTCCTAAAGTTGCTGTGGGTGAGTTTGGTGCTGTGTTAGTTGCTGCTGTGTTAGTTGCTGCTGTGTTAGTTGCTGCTGTGTTAGTTGCTGCTGTGTTAGTTGCTGCTGTG